AAAGATCAGCACAAAATCGAAATGGACAAACGGAAAATGGGTGACGATAATACCGAATATGAAGATGACGGCTTCTTAGAAGCATTGAACGGAATGGTAGAAGAGGTGTGGGACGATGAAGAAGCTTAAGCCCGCGCCTTTTAAATTTAAGCCGTTCTCAAAGAAACAGCTTAAAGTATTAACTTGGTGGCGTCCATCCTCACCAGTCAGCGACAAAGACGGTATTATTTGTGACGGTTCCATTCGTGCCGGGAAAACTATTGTGATGTCACTTTCCTATGTCATGTGGGCGATGGATACGTTTAACGAACAAAACTTCGGCATGGCAGGAAAGACGATTGGAGCATTGCGCCGAAACGTGATTACGCCGCTCAAACGGATGCTCAAATCGAGAGGATACAAAGTCAAAGATCATCGGGCGGATAACTACTTGACGATTACGTACAAAGGAAAAACAAACTACTTTTACCTGTTTGGCGGGAAAGATGAATCGTCACAGGACTTAATTCAAGGGATTACGCTTGCCGGAATGTTCTTTGACGAAGTAGCGCTCATGCCGGAGTCATTCGTCAATCAAGCAACCGCTCGTTGTTCGGTTGATGGAGCAAAGCTGTGGTTTAACTGCAACCCGGGGGGACCGTACCATTGGTTTAAGACCGAATACTTGGACAAGCTCGATGAGAAAAACTTGCTCCATTTGCATTTTACGATGGATGACAACTTATCGCTGTCCGAGCGGGTAAAAGAGCGCTACAAGCGGATGTATAAGGGTGTATTCTATCAACGATACATCCTTGGGCTATGGGTGCTGGCGGAAGGCATTATCTATGACATGTTCAATAAAGACGAGCATGTCGTTCCAACGGTGCCGCGCCCATATGAGAAATACTATGTATCATGTGACTACGGTACGCAAAACCCGACGACATTTGGATTGTGGGGACTTTACAACGGCGTATGGTACAAGGTGAAAGAGTACCACTATGATGGCCGAAAACAAAACAAACAGAAAACAGACCAAGAGTATTACGAAGACTTGGTAAAGTTTATTGGTGATATTGAAAAATACCGATTTAAAGGCGTGATTGTAGACCCGTCAGCCGCTTCATTTATTGCGTTATTGCGGCAGAAAGGAATCAAAGTCATTAAAGCGAAGAACGATGTGCTGGATGGCATACGGAATGTCGCAACCGCTCTAAATAAGAAAATGATTCTGTACAACGATTGTTGCAAAGAGACATTCCGTGAGTACAGTTCTTATGTATGGGATGAAAAAGCGGCGGAGCGGGGCGAAGATAAGCCGCTGAAACAGAATGACCATCACATGGACGGCGACCGCTACTTTGTCAATACGGTGTTGTTCGGCAACAAAGCCCGTGCGGTACCGTCGCTGTATTGATGAATATAGTATTCACTTTTTAGTTGACATAATTCCAGCTATGGGAAGTAAAAATAATCTTTTTCTTGTTGATATATAAACAATTTTTGGCGTTGGATTCTGTTTATTAAAACTGCATATTTATAAATAGTTGATATATCAACGTTTCTGCGTTGTCCCAAAAACAGTATTTCCCGTCTAAAATGCATAAAAACTTGCATAAAAAAAGGGGGGTGATGTTGTGCGTTCGACTGTACAGTTGTCAGTTAAGAGCGTAACGAGTGATTTGATCAAACAAATTATCGATTGGCACAAGCAGCACCGCGATGCCATGATTGGGCTTTACAACCGGTATCGACAGGAAGGGGTTCCGATTCAGAGTCGCCAACTTTCGGATCCGAAAAAACCAAACAACAAAATCCCGAACGACTACCGGGGTTACATTATCAACCAAGTAGTCGGATACTTGTGGGGTCAGCCCATTTCTTACAACATTGATGGCCGCCGCTATGACCAGTCAAAATTGGAAGCCTATCACGATCGATTATCGCGATTTACAGCGCTCAACGCGATCGACGACCTTGATGCAGAGTTGGGCAAGATCATGAGTATATGTGGATACGGCGCTCGTTTGTTGTATATTGACAAAGACGGAGAGGAACGGGCGATGAACATTTTTCCGTGGGAAGCGGTGTTCATCGAGGGCAGCGGCGAGATTACACATGCTATCCGCTACTACACCGTTAAAGATTTGGCGGGGAATGAATACACCAAGGTTGAGTGGTACGACAATCAAAACGTCACGTTCTTTATCGAGGACGGCGGCGTTTTTATTTTGGATGCAGAAGGGACTCAACCGCACCTGTTTGATTTTGTCCCACTCATCCGTTTCCAAAACAATGATGAGGAACAAGGGGACTTTGAAAAGGTTGAGGCGTTGATTGATGCCTACGACAAGATCGTGAGCGATGCGGTCAATGAAATCGAGACATTTGCAAATGCCTACATGAAATTCAAGGGAACGTCCATCGATCAACAGACCATTGAAATGGCAAAGCAGACTGGCGCGTTCGAGGTGCCGGACACAGGTGATGTTGATTTCATCACCAAAAATATCAATGACAACTTCGTTGAGAACAACAAGAAAACACTCAACGAGAACATCCACAAGTTTTCCGCCAGCGTCGATATGTCTGACGAAAAATTTAGTGGCGGCGCTCAAACAGGGGAAAGCCGCAAATGGAAATTGATTGCGCTTGAGAACAAAGCGGGAACGAAAGCTCGGAAGTTTGGAAAAGGGCTTCGTGAACAATTCAAAGTGTTGTGCAGCGCATGGCAGAAGAAAGGTATTGACCTTGATTATTTAGACATCTTTTGGGAATTCAAACGAAACATCCCGATTGATTTGTCCTATGTGGCCGATTATGCCTCGAAACTGAACGGCATCCATAGCAAGCACACGCTCCTGTCGCAAATCCCGTACATTGATGACGTGAACTATGAACTGGAGTTGATGCGTCAGGAGCAAGAAGAACAGGTCGACCTTGACATGTTTGCGGATCACGAATGGAACGATCAGGAGAGCGAACTCAACGCATGAGGGCGCTCTTTTTTTGTTGCGTTCTTGTCCTGAGTATGACGTTAAACTGCTCGAACAAAAACAGGACTTTGCAGGGGATTATGCAACTGCGAAGGACGGAGGAGGAATGAACAGATGGAAATCAACAAACAACCATTCTATAAATCATTAACATCGCCATACCGTCTCGATCTTCAATTTTTTGCAGGAGATGGCGGCGATGGTGAAGAACAAGCTGGAGATGGAGGGCAACCACAAAACAGCGAACCGAGCAACGCGCAAGGGTTTCAACTGACACTTGATGCGGTGCAGAGGTTCGTCAACGAGAACGAGGAAGCGAGAAAGTGGCTGCAATCGCTCACCGATTCCCGTGTTACGGAAGCGATCAAGACATATGAGAAAAAGACGCTTCCAAAGAAGGTGGAAGAAGAAATTGCGAAGCGGTTCCCGCCGGAGACGCCGGAACAAAAACAGCTTCGTGAGTTGCAACAAAAGCTTGAACAGATCGAGCAAGAAAAAATTCGCGAAACGTTGCGCAACAAAGCATTGTCTGTCGCGACAGAAAAACAGTTGCCGGCAAAACTGATTGACTTTTTTGTCGGACAGGACGAAGAAAGCACGCTGAAAAACCTCGCCGTGCTGGAAGAAGTCTTTTCTGCCGCTGTTCAACAAGCGGTGGAAGCTCGATTTAAAGAAGGAGGACGAACTCCAAAACCGTCCACCGACAACGCCCAGCCGCTGACAAGAGAGATGATTGAGAAAATGACGCCAGAGGAAATCAACGCAAACTGGGAACGCATTGAAAAATTCTTACAAGGCAAATAGGAGGATGATGTAACATGGCAATCAATAACTTTATTCCTACAGTATGGAGCGCACGCTTGCTTCAAAATTTGCAAAAGACACTTGTTTATGGGCAAGCGGCAGTAATCAATCGTGATTACGAAGGCGAAATCCGTGCATACGGCGATACGGTAAAGATCAACAACATTGGTCGTATTTCTGTTGGTGATTACACGAAAAACACCAACATGCCGGATCCAGAAACACTCACTGATGAAACGCGTA